TGGGAGAGCCGCATCCGCTGTGGACTTCACGGCGTTCAGGCGAGACGACAGCGCGTCATCCCCACGAGTCACCTCCTCCTTCGTCGCCAGCGTCGAAGTATCCACCTGACGCCCCTCAGACGCCTTACGCAGAGCATCAAGCTCCACCTTAGTGGCGAAAGTGCGGTCAGCCTTCTCCGTGCTATACCAAGTCAGGTTAGCCATTCGTCCTCCATACGAGTAGTCCATCCCCAACCTCTATCACGTCGGGGGCATTGATTGCTTCGAGAGTGCCATCACCAATGTCACGAACTCGGCGCCCATCCCGGTCAGACGGGTCTTCAACGGCGACACCAGAGAAGATGTCTACGAGGTCAACCTCGGTACCAGCGATGATGCGCGCGTTGACGCAGCGGGTGAGGCCGGTGTCGCCGGGGATGTTGACGCACACCCGGTAGTTCTGCTCCCCGTCAGGCAGGGTTGATGGGGCTGCGATGTTCAGGAATGGGTCACCGTCGTGGTTGACGAGGATGCCGTCGGGGCGGAGTCGCCCGGCCGCGTAGTGGGCAATGAGGGCGTTAGTGGAATCCACCTCAACGCCCTTGTAGTGGGGGAGCGGAGTGAACTCAACGCACCCCATCCGGCCGAGCCCCTCAGGGCCAACCACCTTACCTGTGATGCGTGCGTACCCCTGGCTCATGAACTCTCCTGACGCCGATTCGTTACAACCTTCACTCTATCAATCCGATCATGAAGGTTAGATACCTCATCGTAAAGGTGAGCTCTGTCAGTGCGCGCATCATTCCTGACGCCCTCAATCTGCCCCTCCAGGCCCTGGAGCCTGCGAGACTGGTCGCTCACGCTATCCCTGAGTGCCCCCACTGCCTCAGTGAGGGCATCCATCTTGGAGGTCAGGTCATCGAAGCGCATATCTAGGTCGTCTCGCAGGTTAGTGGCGTGGTTGTTGTGCACCCCCTCGGATGCGGACTCGGCAGCATCGGCCGCCCTTACGACATGGGCACTCATGCGCTCCAGTCGCTCATCATTCTCAGCCTGCTGCCTCTTAATCCTACTTGCGAGGCGAGCAACCAGCGCAGCCAGCAGGGCGACTGTAGCCGCAATGAGATCAGGAGATGTGAGGATTTGCCCTATCGGCAAGACGCTCCCTACTGGCTGCATGGCCGCTCAGCCCGCGTGACGAGGAGTGTACTCGACGGGGGCCGTGGCGATAGCCTTGTCGGCCTCCTTTGGGTCAGCGAAGGACGTCAGGACGCTAGCCAGGACCGCAGTCGCGGCGATACCCAGCGCGCCCTTCCAGTCAAGGTCAAGCACACCCACTCCGACGGTGATGGCGGCCAGGAGGGACTGGGCGAAGGTCTTCACGGCGCGGTCGAAGACGCCAGACCAGAATGAGGCGCGAGCGTAAACGCTCATACACCCACCTCTTTCAGAAATAACTAGGGGGCAGGACTTCCGCCCCACCCCCTAGTCTACCGTCCGCTACGCGGTGTCACATAAGCCGGAACGACCCCGGACGCGAGCGGTTAAGCGCCTCCTGGAGAGCCGCCCACGTGGCCTCACCAGGCTCGCCATCCACGTACTCACCGAAACTCCAGCCGTCAGCGAATCGGGCCCACATCTCAGGTGCGACCGGCCTCACACAGCACCAGGCCCAGTACTGGAAGATGCGAATCACATGCGAGTCCCACCCCCGATCCTCGGGGAGCTTGTCAGCCCCAATGAGCATCCTCTGGGCGTTAGACGCGACCGTGCTGTTCAGGTAGCGGCGGAGGTTCCCCACAGCGAACATCTCGTTATAGCCGGGGGCGAATACGTCGATGAGGCGCTGCATGGTTGCAGGGCCGTACTCGCCGTCCACCTGGAGGGTGCCCGAGGTGGACACCGGGGCGGGGGCGCCAGCGATTACCTGGCCTCCGCCGATCATCCGGTCCCAGGTGGCCCGGTCACGCAGGCGGTTCAGGTCGAGCGTGCCGCTGTAGCCGGGCAAGCTACCATCCTCCGTGTACTGGTGGATTAGCGGTGACCCCCAGTAGTCGACGCTCGGTACGGCCGGGTCCGAGTAGGAGGTCCCGTAGTCCGAGTAGTCCGGGCCGCCCGCGTACCAGAGCGGGTACTCGCGGGCCACGGCAGACCAGTCGTAGCCGTTCACAGCACTGCCGTTCATGTAGATGCCCGGCGTGGAGCCCGTCAGGGACCGCACCGCATCCAGGAAGGTCTTCGCCCAGCCAGGCCCCTGCTCGACGGCGTTCGACTCCCAGTCAAGCCAGAGAGTAGCCTTACCCAGGTAGCCACGCACAGCGTCTACGAAGTAGCGGGCCTGCTCGGCGGCATCACCAGGGCGGGCGAAGTGGTAGAAGCCCAGCCGCTTGCCCGCACCTAGCGTACCCTGTGCCTGTGACCCCATGTAGGGGTTCTCGTAGTCGTCATCCTCGGTGGCCTTGACGATCACGAAGTCAGCCCAGATCGCGCCAACATTCAGGCCGCCCTGGTGGCTGGAGATGTCGATGCCGTGGGCGTGCGCCGGGGCTGAGGAGGCTGCAGGGGCGGGAGCAGGCGCGGCGGCCTGTGTCTTCCCCTTCGCGAACTCGGGCCACTGCTGGAAGAACTTCGCCTCGTTGAATCGGTGGCAGGAAGTCCAGCGACCGGCCTGAGTGTGCGGGTGACTGGAGTAGCGGGCGGTGCGCGACTCGCCCCCGGTCTGGTCA